CAGTTGTCACCAATAAACCACCTTCAACTTCGTGAGTTGCGTCAGGTGCTGGAATTGAACCTTCAGCAGTTTGAACGAAGATGGCAGTTCCTACAACCAATTCACCTTCCCATTCAACGATTGTTCCATCAGTCAAGGTGGCAGTTGCCATCTCAACTTTGATTTCTTCTTCGGAGAATCCCAACATCGTGCGGATTTCCTTGAGTGTTTCTTTTGCGTTCATTTTGATATAAATTAGATTTTGTTTTTACTTGTTGCAATTTTACTTTCCATTCCACTTGGAAAGAATCTCTTTCATCTGCTCAATGAGTTGTTCTTCTTTGTCTTCGGGGAAATCAAAAACACCCTCTACGGAGAATCCTTTGAACTCACCTGATTTCACTTTTGCCCACACCTCATCGTTGTCAATGAGATACGAGACAAACCAAGAACCATCGGCAACCTCTTCAAATCCCTTTGGTGGCATCACACCTCTTTCACGATCTATGATGTATGATTCAAACAAACTCACGCCATTCATTATGGGTGTTTTGTGATGTGCGTTCACGGAGTTGTACTGGTTTGACCTCGCCCATTTCTTCGCAATCTTGAAGATAGATTCCTTGTCAAAAACCACATAGTATTCACCACGGATGTCATCTCTGCGATAGATGGGTAAATCTGCAATCATCGCAGCACCAGTCACGATTCTTTTCTCCTCATCTTGGATGGCAAATTTGTGCATCTGTGTTTTATCTTGATACATTGAATAACAAATTGCAACGGCTTGTTCACTATCCTTGCCTTCGCCAATCATTATGGGAATACATCTTTGAACGAACTCTTCTTCACTCTCGTTTGGATTGGGTTCAACAAACTGCTCATTGAATGCGAGAAAATCCTTTTGAATGGCTGCGTTTTCAACAAGAGAAACAAAGTCAATGCCCGTCTCCTCGTCAAATTCGTTGATGTCTAATTTGTAAACTGGAAGTTTCATCTTATTCAAATAGCATTATCGTACAACAGATACCCTTTTTGTGTTTCCAACCCTTGCTTGTGATCGGCTGATATCACCTTCGGTCACAAATACTTTCTGCGGATAACCCACTGCAGTTTCCGTTGGCAATGAAGATGATGTCAAATTAGGAGGATTGATTGCAATGGGTGAAGCACTCACACCACCTTGACCGCTTCCACCGGAAAGGATTTGTTTTGCCTTCGCTACATTTGCCAAAATCCTTGCCACACCTTGAGCATAATATGCAGCGGTGAACAAAGGAGTTGCAGGTCCGAGAATACCAGCGACCTTTGCAGATGCTTGAGCAGATTCCGCATTCAACCCCGAAAACGCCACCGCACTATCAATGGCAATTTCAACCAACGCAATGCCCTTTTGAATGTTCTCTCGCTTCTTCTCTTCGTTGGTCAAGATGGTATTCAAAGAAGTCAAGCCATCAACCGTGCTTTTGGCAATTGATAATTTGGCGTCTCTAATTTGTTGATCGGCTTTGAGATTTAGTGCAATTCTTTTTTGTGCAAATTCGGCTTCATTTGCAAGTGCCTTCGCTGCATACAATTGGTCAATCTTTTGAACTTCCTCTTTGTTGTTTTTTGCCAATTCAATTTGTTCTGCATACCAGTTAGAAAGGTTAGTAATTGCAATAGTTTGTTCCTTATCTAATCTCTTGTATTCATCATTTGCATTGCTTAATTGCTTTTTGAGTTTCTCATCATTGATTTGATTTTCCAAATCTTGCAAACGCTTCGCATATGCTTTCCGTTTTTCTTCGGCTTCTTTCTGTTTGTCTTGTTCGTATTTTTTCTCTTCAGCATCAATGACTTTTTTCTTCACCGTCAATTCAGCATATAAACGAGATTCTTCAGCAACCTCTTCTTCAGTCAATTTCACTCCCTCACTTCTCCGTTTTCTAATGAGATTCAATTCATTTTCTACAATCTTTTTACGGAGTTCAAAAATCTCGGTTTGCTTGTCACCTTGTGCAGATAGAATATCAATTTGACCTTGCAATTCAGCATTGGTGACTTCAATTGATTTCTTGAATGCTTTGTAGTTTCTTTCGGCTTGTGAAGTTACTCCGATGAAATCTGTAAACTGCTGAACCAAGTTCCCAACAATGGCAGAAACAGTTTTCAATCCGGGAATTGCATTCGTTATTGCAGCACTCAATTTCTCAAAGTTTCCGACAACATAACCCAAAGCAACTGCCAACAAACCGATTCCACTTGCCGTGATTGCACCTCGTAATGTAGTAAATGCGTTTACAACTTTGCCCTTGATTGTGTTTGCCAACGCCCCAAATTGTTGCTGAACCTTTCCAAGACCTTCAAGACCTTCAGCCAATGCCATTGCACCTTGCAATTTGACCAATGTCTTCTCCAGTTCTTCGGATTGGTTACCAAACAATGCAACTGCACCTTGTGCTGCTTGAAATCCACGAGCCACACCTTGAACAACCGTGTTAATTTGTGCAAACTTATCAGGGTTTAAGGCTGCCACACGATCATTGAAATCCTCCATCATATCTCGTGCTTCAGCAAGTGCTTGTTCAGCCCTCCTCGCTTCAGGTGAGAATGCACCGAATTCCTTTACTGCTCTTTGTGCTTCAAGAGATAGTTGTTTGATTTCTGACTTTATTGAGCCAAATGAAGGTTTTTTGACGGTTAAGTCAATCGCTGCTGTTATTGCCATTATTTTTGTGCTATTATGAAATAATCAACGCCATCTGTTTCAAAGATGTGTGATGCCCAATGTAAAATCATTGTATGTGTATCTCCTCCGTCTATCTTTGCCGTTCCTGTCGTAGCAACTATGACAGAATTTCCAGATGTGATTTTTTTAACTACGAATTGTTTTCCACTTAACCCCGTTGGATCAGGCAAGGTAATTGTCTTGCTTCCACTGGTGGTATCAACCAAAAACAATCTGTCGTCTTTTGTTGCCGTTGTGTTTGCCGTTACCGTCTTGACCGAACCACCACTCAAAAAGGATGGATACATCTCGTAATTGCCGACATACAATGTGTCCTTTTTAGTAACTGTAAAATCATTACACAATATCGCAGCACTACCATCCGTTCCAGCTTGAAAAGTTGTGTTCGTAGATACCACGCAAAATGAATCCTTTGCATTGTTGTTTTGAACTACACCATCTCCTTGAACCAATCCTCCACCACCTTGTGAAATACCAACAGTCACTCCTTTGATACCCGGCTTGAATGGTCTGTTTCCACCCGGATAAGTATCACCATAGGTTTCCCCTTGCTGACCTTGTCCAGTTCCTGCACCGATGGTCTTTTGTGTTATCGTTGCTGGTTGAATAAATTGAGCCAATAAGAACTCACACAAATACACACCATCTTCACTTGGATTGTAATCCTCAATTTTGTTCAATCTCCAATACTGACCTTCAAAAAAGTAAGCATCAGCAAAAGACAAGTTCAACCAATCCTTTGGAGTAATTCTAAAGTATCCCCTAAACAACTTGGAATTGCTTCCAGTTATTTCCGACAAAAACCGATAATAGAAATTATTGACAAGGTTTGAATTCGTGTATTTGTAACCAGCACCGATTCCGATTTCTTTCGGCATCCCAAAGAGAATGTCAAAAGTTGGATTGGTGATTGAATCGTAATGCAATGTCAATGGCAATGAATAACGGTTTGCGTAATTCAAACCAACTCCGGCATATTGCGACCATAACCTCCAATTCACCCCAGTAACCAAACCGCTATAATACAGGATCCTCAAATCACCATCCTGATTGTTCGGCATATACGACAACACAAAATTCTTTTGTGAGTTGTACGATCTCACTTGTGTTGGAGAAAAAGCAATCTCAATCTTCTTTTCGTTCTTAATGAATTGGTTGTCTACCTTGTAAGTTCGTGAACCGTAGTTTGATTGGTAGTTTTCTTGATAGGTGACATTCGCATCATCCTTTCCTTCTTTGTATGTGAACACATATGGGTTTGCTTCAAGTTCTCCCATTGGCACAATTTCCACACTTTGTGAATAATCCAACTTTGCCGTCCAATCAATTTGACTTCCGTTGTAGAATTCATCACGAGGAACAATGCGTAATTGCTTTGGATTGTCTCTGTTTGGTTCAATGTAAAGGTTGAACATCTTAATGAAAGACATCAGCAAATCACTTTGTTTAATCTCCGAATTCAAGAACACCCCAAAATCAACTGTTTCACCATAACCAAAGGTGTACGATGTTTGGTCATTCTCAATATAAGAGCCAATGCCCATATCAAGTTGGAATTGTGCATTGGTTAAATTGTAAGTATTGGCTTGATCCCACACTTGAGCCAAGCGGATGTCAACCACCTCACCTGATAGCAAGGTTATTGGTTGGAAATATAAAGCCACATTGAACGCTGGAGAGCCAAAATCAACGGTTACAGTTGCAGTTGTCTTCAATACTCCGTTGGCATACAAGCCAAATACAAGCCATATGTCTTCTTGGAATACTGGTGCATATCCAGTTGAAGCGTAATTCAAAGACAAGTTTACATCAAAAACAAAGTTACCGCCCACAGGCAAGGTGTATTGTCCAGTTGTGTTGTTATAGTTGCCACCATTGTCATAGTTCCCACCAGTTGAATCGTTTTGAAACAACAAGATTGAGTTCAAATCAAGTGATTGAGCAGTTGTTGTGCGAGAAGCTCTGAACCTCCGTAATTCTAAAATGGCTGCATCGGCAGTCAATGAGGATGGATTTGGTAGGATTAATCTCTTGAACTTGTCGTTGTTGAAATACGAATCGTTTGTGTAGGTAAACCCTGAATTCGTGAATATCTTGTCAACAACCGTCTTTGCATAAAGGCAAGGTGTGAATTGATTTGTCTCCCAAATAGTGATGTTTGACGGATGACCTTTGTCAATCATTGCGTAGACATACCCATCACCATAGGCGAAGGCTTGTGGGCTTCCGTTCTTGTAAATTTGAGAATCCCAAGAATCAATCACATTCCCACTTGACAAGGTGTGGTTGTATTCCGTGAAATCTAATTGATTCAGTTTAAGATCTGCAATGTTGGTGAACAAATCCGCAGATTGTCCGTGACAAGTTACCTCATACACGATGTGAGTTGAATCATCCACACGAATGGTGAGCAATCTCAAGAATCCTCTTAACTGCTCAATCCCGTCTTCATAGATGATGCAATCCGCTTTGATATTTGGATTGAATGATGTGTTATAAACCGTCTGTTCAACCTCAAAAAGATGAGAGAAGATTTTGTTGTTTGTCGCAGTACCCGGAATCTCAATTGTCTTTGACCATTCACTTTCTCGTGATTCTGGTTCACGGATATCCGCAATGCTTCGTGTGATCAGCACATCGGGATTTTGCAACAATTCTAAAGGTTGCCCTTCAACTAAAATTTCTATCATCTTCTTTGTCTCTTGGTATCAAAAGAATAAGTGATGTCCAATTCAATCAAGAACGCATTGTCTTGAATGTGCTTTTTCACCTCGTAGTTTGTTGTATCTATGTTGACGGCAACCAATGTGCCATCATAAGCATAAACGACTGGAGAGGATATCAAATCAAGCAACCATTGTGATTGTGCTTCCGTAATCCAATTGCTGAATAACTTAACTTTGTGCATCATATTTGTGTCATAGGTTTTGGTCTTGAATGATGATGTCTCGTAACCATATGACGCACCCAATGTGTACGGGTTGGCAGAGAATTGCCGTCTTGCAATGTCGTAGGTATCTCTTCTCACTCGGTTAAATCGGAATGAATCAAATCCACCCAATGAGTTTAGGAAGAACAAATCGGTTGTATCGTATTTGCTACATTCTTCAATTAGGTTCACACGATAGGTTTCGGATAGAACCGTTGCCCCAAGTTTTAACTGAATGTCATAGTATGTCGCTGCACCGGGGATTGATAATTGGCTTCCTGATGGAATCCGAACTATCTTGAAAGACGGCAAGGACAAAGTTTGTGTGGATGCATCGGAGTAAGTGATCACCGCAGATGTTGCAGTATCTCTTATCGCATACAACCAATCCTTTTGACTGCGATGGATTGTCTTTGAACGAATCGGTGTCAAGAACTTACCATCTCCATCCATTGTGTATTGACCGGAATAGTTGACCAAGTCATATGGATTCAATGCAGCGTTCCAAACCGTTCCAGTTGCTGAAGTCAAGTTTGTGTATTCAGTTACACTACCGGTGGCTGATGCAGAATACTCATAACCGAATTCAACTTTGTAATCCATTGAGGAGTTAATACAACCACTTGCAAGGGTATCATTGTAGTTCCAATCAAAAGAGATGTAGTTCTCAAGGATGCGACCAATGTTGAACACCCCTTTGTTTGTGCTTCCATAGTAAATCGGTGCTTTCAGTTTGGCAAGTGATGTCGTGTTTTGCTTGACCTCTGCAATAAACTTGAAATTGTCTTTTGAATAGATACCACCGCTGGATTCCGATATCACAAAATTGGTATCGTTGTATCCAGGTGCATATGTGTTTGGTTGTTGAGTGATAGATAATGCCACACACAAAAATAGCACTCGTTGGAATGCGTTCCAAATGTGTCTTATAGTACGCAAATATGTGCAATATGTGCATTTTATGACTCGTTATTAAGATGTTTGAATTCTTGCCACTTGCAACTTACAACCAAACATTTTTAAGATTAAAAGTAAAGCATCAAAATTTAAGTTTGTTTTGCCTTGCTCTATTTTACGAATTACGGTCAACGCAATTCCACACTTCGATGCAAACTCACTTTGTGTTAAACCAACTTGCTTTCTGCGTTCTTGAATGTAATGACCAATAGCCAAATGACAATTATCCATATTCTCCACCAATATGTCATCTAATGAATTTGACAAAAGGGCTGAAGAAACTAAATGACTATTTAATAAGTACGAACCCTTTTTCAGTTCTCTTTGTATGTAATATCTTTCTCGCTCATCTAAATCTTCATTGTCTGAAACATATGAAAGAATTTCTATTTTTGGGGCATTGCCAATCATTTTTAAATCCTCAACCCATTCTTGAATTTTAACCGAATGACTTTTTTTAAGGTGCGATAAAGGTCTTATTAAGCCTTGCGTTGACTTACCGACATAATGAATTGAATTTGTAAAGGGGCAACATAACGCATAAATCAATTTTTGGCTTTCCATTTTATATGTATTTAGATATATATAAATAGCCATATAGCAATTTTGTTACAATTTATATGTATTATCACAAAAACTCAAATCAGACATAAATACTTTGCAATCAGTAGTGATTCCCAATACTTATTGCAACAAATGACTTTTAGGAATGAATATACTGGAAAAATTCATGCATTTATTCGGGTAATCACCGAGTATAGT